GGTAGCATTTAAATTATTTATATTAGTTCCGTTCATGCTTCCAGCAACACCTGATAAGGCTGCAGCGTTTAAACTATTTATATTGCTACCATCTAAGGCTGCATATTGACCAGTTAAGTTTGCAGCGTTTAAAGAATTATTTATTTGAGTTTGGATTGCTGTAGTGACCCCATTTAGATGTTGAAATTCTATATTTGAAACTGAGCCATCAGCAATTTTTGATGCGTCAATCGCTGCACTTGTATCTACATCAGCGTTAACAATTGATCCATCAACAATAGTTGTAGTAATAGTTGGGTTAGATGAAAAATCAGTAGAAACAGAACCATTGACGATTCCACTTAAAGTAATTGTTTTACTAGAAGAAAAACTATTAGCAGGACTGGTTGCCTCAACTATATTTGAGCCATCACCGTAAACAATACTTTTTAATCCTTGCGTAATAACTACGCCTGTTCCTGAATTAGTTTTAAAAGTTAATGTATAAGAGCCACTAGTATTATTAAATATAATGTATGGTTTAGTGTCATTGGATGCAGTTTTAACACCTATGTTGCCACTTAGTGTTCCCTGAAATTCTATTATAGCAAAGGCAGATTCAGAATCTGATAATGTAACATTAGAGCTACCGCCCACATCTTTAAGTAGACGTTGAGCAATTGATTTATCAATTTGATCAATAGTTCCGTTTAAAACATTTCCCCAGTTGTTAGCTTCAGAACCAATATCAGGTTTAGCTAAATTTAAATTTGAAGTTACGGTAGTAGTCATAAAATTCCTTTACGTTTTAATAATGTAATTGACACAAAGATATGGATTTAACACGCTAGTATTTGAACCAGTAAAAGTAGGTGTTGTGGAGTTACCACTAAACGAACCACTTGCAGATAATCCATGGCTATGACCGCTACCACTACCAATAAAAGACGATCTTGCTCTATCTGGTGTTGCGTACTTATATTGTATATGGTAATCCGAACTTCCCATGTTACCATTATTAGTTCTTGTAAATGCTGCATCAGCATTTGCAGTACCCCAATCAGAGGTATAGTTAGTGACACTGCCACCATCAGTCATAACATAGTGAGCATGACTTGGGATTTGAGCAGTTGTTAAAACGTGATTATCAGTTGAACCTGAGATTGTGACTGCACCTGTTGGTGTTACTGAACTGATTGTACCAGCAGGAGTTATTGTAGCAGTTCCATTAGTGTCTCCTAAATTATCATTACTACCTTTACCTCTTGGTATTCTTTCTTGAAAATTTGGCAGATTAAATGTTGAAGAATCTGCACTACCATTTGTTGTTCCAATTATTGCAAATAAAGCAGAGTAAGTTGATCTAGAAACTGAAGCACCGTTGCATAATAAATATCCACTTGGAGCAGAAGCACCACCAAACATTGTTATCATTCCAGTTGGCATTGGATCTGTACCAAAAGAAGTACTAATAGAAGCATTACCATTAGAAAAATTAGCTGTTCCAACAATTGCTCCTGTTAGTGCAACTGTTGCGTCAGCAACATTAGCAGGTGTCCAAACGGCTGTAGCTATATTGCCTGCAGTAGTAGCGATGTAAATAATTTTATTAGAACTATCTACGCATACTTGGCCAATAAAATCTGCGGCAACATTACTATTAGGGTCACCTGCAAATCTTAATCCAATGGCTGTATCGATTGCATCTAAGTTAGTATTTATAGTGTTACCCCATGAGTTAGCTTGTTCACCTGGACCTGGTTTTTCAAGTGTTAGGTTTGAAGTAAAAGTTGATGTCATAAATTATTTCCTAATCAGTAGCTACGGTTAATAAGGTGCCTTGTCGTTCAAAGTCACTTTCACGCATAGCTTGGTCTATTTCTGCCACAACAATTTGCATCCAATATGCTTTTTCAGCATCGTCTTTTAGATACTCATTGGCAAATGCACAAGTTGCAGCTAGTAACATTCTTGGGTATCTTTTTGTTAAAAAGTTTTCTGGATTAGATGAAGTTAAAGCGGCAGGTTCATTAAAATAAATCATTTCATAATTGTAGACAGCATTGGCTACTAAATTGAAATTAATGTTTGAACCGTCTGTATAATATTGAGTTGGTACGCCAGTGGTGCGAGTATTGCCTGATGAGTAAGTAATTGATGCTTGTAAAACTTCTGGTAGTTTTCGTGTTAAAACTGAATTATTAGCTCCAGTTAATTTCACTTGTTTTGCAGCTAAATAATCATTTGGCAAAGCCACCGATGATGCACCAGAACTAATAGTGCCACCAACAGTTGTTAGTTGATCTCTTAGTCTAAGTCTACGATATAGAAATGCTTCTGCTTGACGGATTAAAATTGCAACAGGAACATTCTGATTGACAAAATTACGAAGACTTCCTTCAGTAGATTTATCCGCAGTTAATTGATGATAATTCATTTAAGTTCCTCTGTTAATTTGGGATAGACCCAGCTTACGCTGGATCCATTCCGTCTGAGCCAGTGTCTTTGACTTTACCCATTGGTGTGTAACCTTTGTCTAGTAGTGACTCAGATTTACCATCCAATGCTTTTTTATATCCATGAGGATTAGAAGGAACTGAAGTTCCTTTACCTAATGCATCCCCACCGATGTCTTGTGTATTTGATCTGATTGCATTGCTGTAACCAGTTGTATCTTTCATTCCATATTTTGGCATGATGTGTTCTCCTAATTAAAATTAATTATCGTTCGTTAGCAAAGTAACCACGATCTATGAAACCTGTGTGGTCGTAACCTTTTAGTCTTGCACCTTTAGGATCGTTTTCCATGTTCTCAGTGCTGTCTTTAAGGCAATAACCTTTGTCGTGATCCAAGTCACTTTTGTTCATTACGCCAGTCATTTGATTCTTATCGAATTTCTTTTTTTTCATTTCCATGATGATGTCCTTATAAAAAATGGAAGGAGTGCCATAAGCACTCCCTCCAATTGGTATTATGTAGCGGAATCCCACTTCACAATTCTAGCTTGTGCAGCTGTATCGTGAACTAGACCAAAGCCACCTAGGTAGTACCATGCGATACCTCTAGAACGACCATAGTCAGTAGGAATTTTACCACGCATTTCTTCAGGTATTGCAATTGCTTCGGCTACAGTATCTGCACCAAAGAAATAACAAGCATTAGATTTAGCGTTAGTAAATTCTCCTGCTGGAGTTCCGAATCCACCTTTAGCAACATTTGTTTGCTCGATGAATCGTACGTTCTCATATCTTCCAATTTCGCCATTCATGATCATTTGGAAACCACCATCAGTGTACTGATGAATAGATTCTAAATCATTTTTAACGCCTCTGAAAGTTGATGGGTGAGCAATCGCATAATAGTCATCATTGATATACGCAGGAATATCTCTTTCCTTCATGATATCAACAATAGCTTTAACGTGATCTTTACCCATTGCAACGTCATTAGTTACTGAAGTAGTTCCGTCAGCATCTAAAGTTACAGCAGTAGTTGATGTACCTCCAGTTGGAACTACAGCAAGTGGTGTAGCTTTGAACTGAGCATGTGCTGCTCCGTCAAATGCTTTCTTAGCATCGTTCTTTAGAACTTTGTTAATCACTTCTGTAACTGAGTGTTTTGATAAATCATCTAACTTACTAGAGTAGCCAACGCTGTTGCCGTACTCAGTAATTGTTAATTGATTTTGTTCTACAGTAAAACTAGTTTCAGGAATTGCTGTGCCTTCAGTTAAAGTTGTACCTGCAGTACCTACATCGCTGTAGATATTCCAGTTAAACTTGTCACCTTTAGATAGACCTTTATTAGTCGCATCTTTAGCATCACAAAACTGTCTAAATTTCACCATAGGTTGCACAGCCATTCTTAGTACATCAGACAATTCGTCTGAATACATAAAACCACCGGCAGAATTTGTACCCCATACTTGAGCCATATTCTTATTCTCCTATTTTAGTTTATTTATTTGTTTAAGTTAAATTTGACCTCGTCTTTTTTGCATCATACGCACAACATCCGATCGAGTAGGAGGTGGAGGAGTATCCTCGCCTATACTTGCGGTACTTGAGGTAGATGGTTTGACGACATCTGCGCTCTGCCTTTTAGCTTCAACTTTTTTCATTGACGCTTTAGGTTTCGCTTTTTTTTCACCATCAACATTGGACAGTTTAGATTTTGACCATTGATCAACAGCCTCACACGCACTTCTAAATAACTCCGAGTCTGATCTCGAACCGCCACTTTGGGCATCTTCGGCTCTCATCTCGTGTACATATTGTGCTGCTAGGTATGTAGTATTTCGGTCAGCAAAAACATCCGGGTACTCTTGCCCCAGATCTTTTAATAGGTTGTCGAAAGCAACTTTACTTTGAACTTGCTGTGTCGCTTGTTCGGCTGCTTGTCGTGCAATCGCCATCTCATCAATTCTTGGTTGTTGAGGTGTACGAGTTTGCAAAATTTGTTTTAAGGCATTCTTAGCTGTGTCGCCTTCACCAAATTGAATATCATGAACCAACTTGTTAAGTTGATCATCATTCATTTCTGATTCAGGTTTCTCTTCTACTTTCTCTTCTGCCTTTTGCTCTCTCAATTGTGCTAACTGTTCGGCTTGAGCCTTCATAGTTGCAGCTTCTTGAAATTTCTGCGTGGCAGAGTCTGCCATTTGAGCCATACGTTTTAATTCGTCAAGGCTAACATCTTTTTCTTGGCCGTTAACTTTAAGTTTGTATGTTTCTGCTACAATTGGTTGAGTAGGTTCTTCAGCTTCTTCTTCAACTGATTCCGCTTCAATTTCTTCTTGCTCGGAATCACTTGTTTCTTGAAGAGGTTCGTCTTCAGCAATAACTTCGCTATCGGGTTCTGCTTTAACTTCTTCTTCTTTATCATATGCTTCTGGTACTTCAGTTTTTAACTGCTCTTTTCTTGCAGCTATAATAGAATCCAAAGTATTGTTTCTTGGATTGAGTAGTACTCGTTCTTTGTCAGCAATCTCTTTACGTTTTTCTTGATCGCTTCTAGTATCTTCTTCGTTAACCACTTGATGTGGTGCTTCTTTTGGGGCGTTCTCAACAACAGCTTCAACAGCTTCAGGTTGAGAGATGCCCTCTTGGGTGATCTCTTCAGACATAATGTCCTCCTTGGTTATTTGGTTTGATCTTCTTCAGTAATAATTTGCTCGGCAAGTATTCCTCGGTCGATCTGTTTCTTCAGATATTCTGTGAGCATAAAGAAAATTCTTGCGTCATTTTGCAACTTTCTAACTGTGTCAACTTTTGTTGCATCAGTAGAAATAAGTTTTCTTATAGCTTCACTAGAATCTTTTTTCGCCTGTTCTAAGACAGCCGATAAGCCTGTGTTGTCAGCTAATTCTTTTTCTATGTCCATTGCTTTACGAGCAATTTTAAATAAAGGGTCTTGAGCAAATTGATCAAACATTTGCTCTTCGTTAAATTCTAAGTCTGTGGGCATTTAAATCCTTATTGTAAGGGTTTAGTGAAAATTGATAACGCTTCACTTTTTAATTTAAAAAAATGTTCTGCATCAACTAACACGAGGGGTTTAGTATTATTTTTCTTTATAACCAGCAAAGGTTCATATTGTTTACAATTAGCCTTTGCTTGGTCATAGGCTTTCCATACATTAATCTTTTCTGTGTTTTTACATTCAATGCTGTATGGAAATTTACGTCTAGCAAGTGGGGACATCATTACGTCTTCACCGCCAGCTCCCATTGAACGACTCTCAAGATCACCTTCTTCTAAATGAAAAATTGTTGTTAATATATCTCGGACCCATTGTTGTAGTCTTCGACCTTTAGCTTTAGCACTTTGTGTTTTCATGAGGGCAATCTTAATTAATACTTCTTACCTAATGGCTTATACATTGGACCTTTTTTAGTAGGGGTCTTTTTAGGTTTTGGTTTTTTAGCGTATGGTTTTTTATCCATGGGTTTCTCCTGTTATGTGTTTTTCTTTTTTTTCTTAGGAAAGCCAGCTTTCATATTGGCATAGGCTTTCATGATTAACCGAAGATGATTACGACTAAAGCAATTACCGCTATTGATAATGCAGCTCGTTTGTGCATCGGCATAGCCATAATTTTATCTTTTATCCAGTTGATTTTTTCCATTATCCTTGTCTCCTATTTTGATTGTTAACTAATGTCATTTGCACTTGTTGATCCGCTTGTCTTAATTTAATCTTGCTATCAATCATCTTCTCTGCTTCACGCAAAGTAAGCTGTGCTTTTAATCTTTGACTTTCATTTTGTTGTTTCATTTGCTCTAACTGTAAATCACCTTGATTTTCCATTTCTTGCTCTTGTAGATTTGATTGAGCTGCTATCTGAGCAATCTCAACTTTGTTTTGCATTTCTGCTTGTTTGTCATTTAATGCTTTTTCCATTTGAGCAATTTGATCTTGCAATTGTTTCATTTGCGGATCATCTTCACCAAAGTTAAAGAATCGCATTCCATCTTTGTAGCCAAGTTTGCCAAATATTTCGGTGATAATTTCTTTTACATTAAGTGCTTGAGCAACAGATGGACCAACTAGTTGTGAAACTGTTTGAGCGCCCATAGTAAATTTTTGTAATTGCTCCATTGGATTAGTTGAGCCAATACCAACATTAACATTAAGAGATAATTTTTGTTTTAAGATCTCGTCAGTCATTTCATCAGTACCGTAAGTCTTATACATATCGATATCTTGAGCAGCTAACTGCATAATTACTTGATCAGTTTCATAGCTTTGCTCTAGCTGAACTAGTTGACGCATTGTCGGCTCAACCCAAGTTTCAGCAAAAATTCTTAAATCGTATTCACCAATTGCCGATGCAGCTCCACTTATAAGTTGCATTCCACCAACAGTTTCATTTAATGATTTGTTAGATTGCACTGAACTTGTAGAAAAGTTTCCAGCAAGTTCATCAAAGTCTAAGTTTAATCTATCTTGTTCAATGTAACTTGATTGCGTAACATCAGGCGCTCTATTAATAACAACATCCGTAGCAGGATCTTCCATTAATACAACTCCACCAGGTGTACTGCGAACCAGCGCGTTAAGATCAATATTCCTCCCTTGGCGGGCAAACATTCTTCCATTTAGTGCTAGTTTTATATTGTCAAGTCTCTGATTCGCAATATCGTTGGTTTCCTTCTGAATTTCAGAAGTTAACGAAACTTTTGATTGAGGGTAAATTTTATGTGCTTCAAGAACAGTGTAACCCATTGTAAATGGTCTAACCCCATGTAGATACACTTCTTCAATTAGTCTTGGTGAAGTTAAAAGTTGTTTGGTTGAGAGTGAATAAAAATGATAATCTTTACCATCTTTTTTTACAAAGTTTTCATGTACCCAAATAATTTCATAATCACTAACAGATTTATTTGAAGTATCAGTACTATCTTCTCTATAGTCTTCTCGTGCCGAACGAGTAGAATCATTTTTCATTTTACCGTCAGATGATCCAGCTATAATTTCTTCACTATACGTTTTCCATTTACCCATACCTGTTTTAGGGTCACGCTCTTTCATTTTAGCTTTAATGTCGTGAATATACATTGGGATACAATAGATCACATAAGGTGAACTATTAATTGGATCCATCCAATCAGAACCAGGATCAACTCTTAAATTCTCAGGGGCAATTAAATCAATTACAGGTTTGTCTGTAACTACTTCAATCTCATCTTCAACTTTGCCTTTAAGCTCACCATCAACATCTAATAACGGTAAACCGTTTTCATCAAACTCTGGTACAAAACCTGATCTAATTTTCTTTTCTGCGTATTCCCAATAGTTTTTAGTAGCACACACACCTGTCACTTGTGCATCTTGAAATGCACCTACGACAGTTAAAAACCACGGAATAGTTTTTTCTAAACGATAATTAATAATCTTATTCATGATCTTAGCACTTGCTACTTGCGTAGGATCACGATCATCTTCTGGGCGAATACTAACCATATCTTTAGTAGAGAAGAAAGCGGCCGCACATGCAGCTTCGTTTTTACGCACACTTGCTCTAGTCTTTGGTCTAAAAACTTTGCTTCTATTTTTATAAGTGTCCGATGAATATTTTGATCCTTTTGGATGCTCTGAATTAAACGCTCTTAAATTAGACTCCCAATCATGTCTTAAATTAGCATCAATAAAGTCAGTAGACTTTTCAAATGCATTTTTTGCTAGTCTTAAAAATTCTTTATCTTTTTCATTACTAGCAACAATTGGTTGGTCTTCGGAACTATCTTCGTAATCTTCCATAATGTTTTCCTTTAAAATAATTTGAGGTCTTCTTCGTGGTAAGGGCCTGCACCTCTTTTAATATTATATCTTTCTAAAAATTCACCGCCTGCACGAACTACAAGAAGTAATCCAGGGTCATTTTTTAGTGCATCAATCTTAATAATAAATCCATACTTCTCACTGAGAATAAAATTCCTAATAGTAACAATACCGTCACTAACACTTGCGGTTACTCCCCAAGCATGACCCGGATAATGATCATTAAGTTTCTCAGAAACTTTTTTTGATAGCTCAATATCTGCTAATGGAATAGGAGCGTTGCCGTCTTTGTCTTTAGCTTCGTCATGATATTGTAAAGGGCTAATTAGTTCAGACATTAAGGATAATCCTCTTGCCTAAATTCTCTATCACCAGAAAACTCATAAACCACAGGTCGATTGTAATCTTCATCGTAATAATCAGGGTCTGCGTCTAATATTAATTGTATCCAACTAATTTCCATTGTGTGCCTCCATGACAGTTAAATATTTGTTAATGTGTGTTTATTTTTTTTAACATCGGCATAAAACATGCATATGTTTGATAATATAATAATAATATTTTTTGTTTCGTATTTTACTTTAGTCTTAGTAGGCGTTCCTATTTATCTTTAATTTCTACAAAGATAGTTCTATTGTATGTACGCCCACCTGAAGTTGTAATTTCACATTTTACTTTGTAAGTTGTGCCATTGGTTCCACCTGATATAAAAACAGTTGAAATACCTGCACTGGTAAAACTTTCACTTACCTTAGTAAGACCTGCGTCTGGAGTAAACGTACTACTAGTCACAGTTTCAGAAGACTCTAGCAATGAACCAAAGTTAATCTGATAATCTAAAGTTTCATCAGGATCTTTTACAAAGTATGCCATGTTATGCTACTGTAAATACGCCTGCGGCATTGATTACAATTGTAAACGTACCTGCAGTTGAAGCAACTGATCCACCTGCTGTATTTAAATCAACATAAGCAATCAATCCATCACTTGCATGTGTGTCTGAATATAACGCAGCGTATTTAGCTGTAATTGTAACAGACGATCCAAACGTAATATCATCACAATCAAACTTAACTGTTCCACCAGACTCTGTAACCGTTGGGTTAGCAATAGTCTGAACACTGTAATCACTATCAGTTACTTCATTAGTTAAATCTGAAATAGTCGAATGCGTTGCCGCAGGGGAATAAGTTGTTGTTAATAGTTTGCATTTTAGAGTATCGCCATTTAAGTCGATATCTCCGTTAATAATTCTTTCTTTGCCATCGTTGTAGATGACCCATGAGCCTGCTGCCATAAAATTTTCCTCTTAATAGTTATGCAACTCTCTGCACGTCATTGCCGTTTTGGTCAATAGCTTGTTGCGAGATTTTGCGAGATTGTTCTTGTGCAATTTTTGTTATTACTAAATCATTTCCTTCTGCACTTAGGAAATTAGTAACAAGTTGTCTATTCTGTTCTTGTGCAATTTTTGTTGCCACTAAATCATTTCCATCTGCACTTAGAAAATTAGCAACAAGTTGTCTATTTTGTTGCTGTGGTACAATAGTTCTTCCTACTGGTTCAAATGATCCAGTTAATAGAAGAGGGGCTAAAGTTGTAAATTGGTAACTACCTAAATTAACATATATATTAATACTAATATTTAAATTAGGTTGTTTGCCTGTAATAGTTAATGTTTCATGACCTGCATTAATAGCATTACCGATAACCAATGATACTTGATATTGAGCATCAAATAGTGCTGTATAACCAACAGGAATATTTTGATCTAAAATTGTAGATACTTGATAACCAACACTTGAACCTAATGACGATGCATTAGGATAAACTTTTACGTCAGTAATAACATCAGCTGCTTGTTCAGCTATTGTTAAGCTCGTTGCTCCAACACTTAAATTGTGATCAAGTATAGTACTAACTTGAAACGCTTGACTGGCTTGGCCACCCAATTGGGTAGTTATAACTTGATCAATAACAGTTGAGACTTGCTCAGTATTTGTAGCTAGTGCAACTGCACTTGGATATAAATTAGCGTTACCAATAATAGTTGTTGGTAACGGTGAAAAAGTTAAACTAGTTAAACTTGGTTGTAGAAGAGGTGTCGAAGTATAGCTAACTGCACTACTTGCAATACTTAAACTTGCTGTACCAGTATTGGCTACTATTGGTGTACCCGTTAGTAGAATAACATCGTCACTTGCGATTGTTAGTCCGCCTGCTCCTACTGCTGATTGACAATCTGTATGTACTGTTACTTGGTAAGTTGCATCAAAGATTGCAGTGAACCCTGCGGTCACTATCATATCTGATCGCCAAGCAACTTGTTTAGTACTTGTAGTTAATGCACCAACACCAGTGGTTAAACCACCAATACCGAAATCACCAATTCCAAAACCACCTATACCAAAACCAGCCATGATTAATTAAACCCGTATTTTTTAGCCACTTCATCTAAGGCAGCTATTTTTTGTTCAACAGGGCGCATCTTTCTTAATAAGTTAGCTTCTTTTTTTCTTCTAGTTTGGTATGTACTATCTTTACCTGTTCCATCCCAGTCTTCTAAATTAGCAATAGCACCATTCCAATCACCATTAGTAATTTGTTTCCAAAAGTTTGGAGTTTTAGATTTTAAATCTCCATGTTGAAATGCAACTGACGCTATAACTGTTTGAGCAGCTTCAGGTAATCCATAAAAAGATTCTCCTGTTGTAGCTTCAAAAGATTTATTTAATTTTGATAGTGCTTCGTTCTTAGCAAATTTATTTACTGTTAAAACTTCTTCATCAGTTAAATTTAAATTTTTATAATCTAAGTTTAATGCGTCTTTACCTTTAACGCCTAAGTAAGGTTGCATCTTTGCAATTAATTCAGGGGGTAACCCTGCAAGATCTGCATTTTTACGTTGCCCTAAATCAAACCCACTCGCAATAGTAACACCAGATTTACCTAATACTTCACCTTTTTCGGTTGGCACATAACCAATAGATTTAGTACCTTCTAATTCTTGTATAAAACTAAAGTCACCTAAAAACCGATCTCCATGAGTAGGTTTTTTAACTGGCATCGGTACTACATTATTATTTTGCACTGTTGCTGGATTAGGAATAATTTCACCCTTACCATTTTCACCAGTCATTAATAACTCTGGACCTTGCTCACCAACTAAATAGGCTTTACCTTTTTCAATCATACCACCTAAAAACATAGGTTCAATTTCTTCAACACTTACAGGTGTTATCGGAGCAGTATTTCCATTTTCAATATCGCTGTCTACTGCACCGCCATATGTTGCGGCTTCAGAATCATTAGGTCCCATGAAACCATCAGGGTCACTAAAAAAACCATCTGACCAATGCGGAGTTTCTCTACCTAGAGTTGTTCCTTCAGTACCAAAAGCTGCATTGCTCATTATCGCACCTGCACTACCAATAGTATTGGAGTAAGCATTAAACATTCCTACACCGATATCAGCAAAAGTACCGCCTATAGATTGAGCCATATGTTGTAACTGTTGACCTGCAGTGTAGTCGTTCCAATTAGGATCCATTGGTGAACCTGGCCCACCGTGAACATAGCCACCACCTGCCGCCCAATCTTGTTGAGCTTGAAAGTTATTATTAGCATTTTGGTTTGCTATTTCTGCACCAGCATTAAAAGCATCATTAGCCGCTGCGTTAGTCTCTGCGTTAGGCCCCGGAGTAT